CTAGCTAAGAGATTATCAATTGACTCTTCACGTTGAGCTTGAAGCTGTTGCTTCTTCATGCCCCACATTTCCATATCGTATTGATGTCTACGATATGCAGCCTCATTCTGTGCATTAGCTTGATCTCTAGCTGCATCTGCAGCTTTATTACCACCAATGATACTTCCGATAGCACTAACACCAGCTGCTATGGCAATCGGTCCGATAACTATACCCATCTCTACACCTGATGTAGCTAGCTGCTCTTGCAGCATAGCTTTACCAGGATTAGGTAGCATACTAATTTCAGCGTCATTCATTGGGACGCCGAATTCATTCATCATCATATTTAAGCCCTCTTATAGAATCTTGGTGAGTAATGCCCTTCCCACATCATTGCATTTATAGATACAGGGAATGGTGAGTCATTGAAAACTCTTAATTGAAAATTATCTGTTCGTTGATGAATTGGTAAGGATACTATAGCTTGATCTTTAATAGCAATATCATTGCCTAAGTAAGTATTAGACATAATTGTAGGGTTAAGACTATACCACTCATCAAGGTATATTAGTATTTTTACATTATTACCTGGGGCTGAATTAAAGGTAATTTGGTTAAGAGCTGATATAGTAAATGCTGTAGTTACAACACCATCTAATTGGACTTTAACTTGGTCCGTATCAACATAAGATAAACCTTCATCAGTCCAGTTGAATACAGTTGTAGATCCATCTCCAGTATACTCTTCCTTACCCTGTCTAATACCTGTAGATTTAAGTTTAAAGCCACATACACCAGACAAACCAAGTGAGAATTTCATTCTATTGATAGTTAAGTTAGCAGTAAAATCTGTTAACTGCTTCTTATCATCAGGCCTATAATATGTCTTAGGTAAAACTACATTAAAATCATATTTCCATCCTACAATTACATCATCTTCTACACTAGTTAGATCCTTTCTAAGTACTTTAAAATATGGATCTGGACCATCATTCGTTATAACTTCAGGTGTAACAGTAAAACCAGATTCAATGAATTGTCCAGTAGCTGTCGTACCTTTAATAACTAGTACTGGAGTTAACCCTGTAACATTAGCCCAAGGTATAAAACACTTAGAAAAGTCATTAGTACTATCATAATCTACTTTATTATTACCTGCAGCATTGCTAGCAGAAGCATAAAGATCTATACAAGGGTTAATTTTAGAACCAGCATTATCTACAATGATAGCGTCTTGTGGACTCTGACTTAAGCTAGATTGAGATAAAGTAAACTGACTACCTTGTTTAGTAACTGCAAAGAAATCATCTGAGTCAACAACAATTGATTGTACAGTACCTGGTAATTCCCAGTTAAACCAAGATTCAATTTTAACTTCTTTTCCATCATGATACCTTCTGAAAAAATATACATATCTAGATGTTTGATCTGATAGTGCTAAGAATTTATTCTGTGGACTAGCTATTAATGTATCTACTGTAGCTGGTACCCATTCAGCAACAACTCTACTTATATCTAGAATTGATGGATTCTCATCCATACCTCTAGTTTCCATACCAAAAGTACGTGTATAACTAGGAGTCTTACTAACAAATTTAATTATACCACCCATATCAACAGGGTCTATATCTGTATCCATATCATAACTTGATATAACACGGATGTTAGCTGTAGTAGGTGTTAGCACGCCATCAGCGGAACTTAACAAATACTGTTGGTCTTTACTGAATATACACAAACCTTGTAAAGTTGGTAAAACAGAAAATAGAGTTGCAGGTTTAATTGTAGATGCTCTAATATCAATTGGATCAGAATCAGTTATTATCTGTGCTGAACTATGGTAGAAATTAAAGTAATCTTTAGATTGACTCATAGATATATTATCTTTCGATAAGAATCCGAGTCTATTATTATAAAAGAAACCTGCTTGAATTTTTTCTCCTACAAAACTAGGGTGTTCATTAGTAGAATCATCTCCTACTGTACGTAATAACCAAGCTACTTGTCTAAATGTAAAAGTATTTAATGATGTATTGATTAATTCATGTGGCATTGTAGATGAATCTAGACCAGTAGCTACTGAAGGATCTATTCCTTCTGCCCAGTGACCTTGGCCAGATGTACCATTATCAGCTACAAACTTAGCGGAATATGTATCAGCTGTAGTTGTAGTATTAACTATTTTTACTACATGATCATGGAAAGATTGACTTGGTAATTGCCCTGCATTATCAACTTGATCTTGGAAGACATGCATAGAATCAGCTCCTTGACCACCTGTAGCAGAGATGGTTATAGTAGAATTACTATCTATTAATTGTAAAGATTCATTGTAAATAGTTGTAGTAAGTCCTGATATACTTAAAGCATCTATAGCAGTTTTAAATGCAGTTAATATAGAAGAATAAGTACCACTAGCATTAGTAGTATGGGTAATTGTATTACCATTTAGTACTACTGTATAAAGATTAGTTACTGGTGAACCTTGTAATACAAGAGTAGCTTTTCTGTTAGCATTAAAAGTAGGAGCAGTTAATGCAGAAACAGTAAATAAGTTATTTGTTATAATAGATGTATCTTGTACTGTCAGTATTTCGTAGTTAAGACGGGAACCTGTTAAGTAATTCTCAGCATTAACTGTTGTTGATGTATCCATACTTACGGTACATGCTGTACCATCTACATTCCAGATATCTATATCACCAAAACCACTATTAGGTTTAGGTGTAATACATCCTATGTATCGTTCTGTTTTAGTCCTAGCTATATAGAACCATTTTGAATTATCATATGTAGTACCAGTACCTAGATTCTTAATCCATTTAAAACCAGGTCTTTTAGTAAGCCCAAAAGTTGGGTCAGGATAACCATTAAGGCATTCCTTAACTTGACCTGGTAATTTTTTGTCATCAGATTGTCTGGATACTCCACCAAGATAATTACTAACTCGTTGGCTTATTGCTGGCATTATCTTTGAAGTGCATGGAACGGTTTGTAACTACTGTAATAGTTAGTTTTATTGTATGGGTGTCCGAAGATTGAATACTGACCTTGAGAGGTTTCATATTCTAAAGCAGTAGATCTAGCAAAAGCTTCTTGTTGCTGTAACATTGTGTACTGATTTTCATCTCCTACAATTCTTTGAGATGTAATTGAAGCAGCTCTAGCAGTAATATATTGTTGTATAGGTTCGGGTATATCTACCCAATCAAACTCCCATATAATATCACATTCTACTTCAGAATGACTAGACCAAGTATACCTATGATTCATTCTATCATATAATTTACCCTGTCTTCTTATCCCATCATAGTCTATATTAGGAGAGTTTTCAGTTAGTTTTATTTGTAGTATATTATTTGGTATTAGTATTTCATCATTAATATCAGGTACAAGCTTATAATGGTTCTCTCTATTAAAAGTCCATCCTTCTGCTTGAACTTCCCTGTTTACCTGTAACAATGTATCGTATGCAATCGCAACGTCAGGGTTGGTTTGATCGAGAGTGGTTACAGGTGCCTGACCACATGACGACAGGATTTGATTTATTGCTGGTAATTCTGCGGTGGCGTTTGTGGTTGGAAAAGGCATGATAATATTTGTTAAAAAAAAAGGGGAGCGTGAGAACTCCCCATATATGGATAATTAAGCTAAAACTTAATTTAGTCGAAACCAGCGTTACTGATGGATGTAGCGTCAGTACCAGAACCATCCCATCCAGTGGAGTTGGAAGAGGCAGTGTTAATACCAGCGATCAATTCAACAGCACATGCAGGATTCAAGAAGTCAGCACCCATTGCCAAACGTCCAAGAATAACATCTCCCTGGTAAACCACGGATATGTCACCTGATGTCGTTTGTACACTAGGACCGATTGCTTCGACTACACCAGCAGCTTCTTTCTGGAAGATAAGACCACAGCTATTGGCAAACTTAGCAGCCAAACCATAGTTGTTAGTTGTCTTCTGTCCACCAGCAGGAGTACCACTGTTAGCAGCTTGTTCTTGATCGTCCATTGTTGCACCTACGAATGTTCCAAGGTTATCTTGGGAATCGTAGCCTGTTCTAACTGCAGTAGAAGGATCAGTACCAAACTTACCGAAGAAAGGAATGTTCATTGACTTGTAGATCTTGATGCCTGCAATTTCAATGATTCCGTTACCGGATTGTAAGGCTGCACCTTGTACATCACGGTTGATTAGACCATTAGTACTTACAGCTTGGATAAGAGCATAGTATTGTCTTGGGTTAATAACAGCTACACGTCCGTCACCACTGACTCCCTTCTCATCTAGGATTGCTGCAGCATCATAGAATGCATTCACCAATTTAGTTGAATCGAAAGCGTCAGTCTTAGCGGTACTTGTATCTGCACCAACCTTAAGCATACTTCCACCTGGTTCTACGAAGTTAGTCATAGTAACTGGTGAAGCTTGTCTAGCAGCCTTTGTGATCGCACGGAAGATCCGACGGTCATAGTTTTCAGCTAGAGCATAGCCAATCTTACGAGAGATTTCTCCTCGCAAATCGTAGTGAGCAAGAGTCTCATCTAATTCATACACGAATGCTGAACTGATTAAGAGATCATCAACGGTGATGGTCTTCTCTGCTACTGGAGGTGACTTCTCGTCGTTACCTAGTATGCTTTGGCCTGGGATGTGGAACTCACTCTTGGTGCGACCTGTGTAGATGAACTGTAATGACTTACCGTTCTTCAAGGTGCGGCGAGTAACTAAATCCCTGGCAATTGTATTATGCTGAAAGCCTTTAAACATCTCACCTGAGAACAGTTTGAGATATAAAGCCCTTCTTTCTGCCGCGGTACCCGCATTAGTTAAGGCACCATTATCGGCACCTCCATAAATAGGACCGTTGGCATTAGCGGTTGTGGCTTGTTGTGCCATGATTAGTTAAAAAATTGTATTTGTTTACTTTCTTACGCGTAATTGTTTGATCATTTTATTGTGGTCTCTCCCACCGTCTAGACGGCAAAGGGTATCCTGCGTACAGGGCCAGTGCCAAAGCGGGTAAGCGGACTCGAACCGCTAAACCTAGCTTGGAAGGCTAGAGTTTTACCATTAAACTATACCCGCTGAGATCATAGAGACGTTAGTGCTGTCTCTAAATCAATCTCTTCATCTACTCCTGGTGGTTGTATCTCACTAGGAGCAGTATCTTGTGTATCTCTAATATCCACTGGTTTGGGAGCTGCAGGTGCATAAGGTACAGGGTGTGCCTGTCCTAATCCTCTACCTCCCATTGATTGTTGTGCCATATTAGAAGCTATACTTAGTGCCTATTTTAGTAGCCCAACTATTGTCGGTATCACCGTCATTAGTTTGAACTGCAAGCTCACCGTAGAAGTCAAGCTTCTCGGTAGCTGATACTGTTGCACCGACTTTACCTGATAGTTGATTATCAGTATCGTCAGCACCATCAGTTGCTACGATGGCTGGTCCACCTTGAACATAATATCCAAAGGCATCAGTTCCACCTTCATACCCCACATGGAGGTCTGTGGTAGATCCTGTATAATCAGCTCCGTCATAGGAACCGTTGTTCTCCACATTGACGTAAACTCCTGCGAAAGCCGGAGCGGCAAAGAATGTGGAAACGAGTGCTAGTGCTAATTTTTTCATTAAAGTTTAAAGTGTTCAACGTTTTGTATAAGGCACGCCGCGATACTTTAGTGTTACCTGCTTTTTTACTTGCATTGGTTTTCTCCAGTACCACACCCCCGTTCCATGATGTGGTTTCATGCAAAGCAATCAAAGATTGCCCCGAACGGACGCGGTTGCCTGTGGCTTCTACTGATTCGACTATCGAGCCGCCAATATATTATGCTTTGTGTGCTGCTGCTCCACGTATAAGTAATTGTATCTTCTGTTCATCAGTTAGGCCACTATCTTTTAAGCTGCCACTACGTGGGTTTTGATGTGGTGATAAGACATCACTCAGTCCCTGTGCATCTGCTTTTTTAACTGGTAGACTCATCCTTATTTTATCTACTGCATCGTAGAAACTCTTAGGCATTGGACCTTGTTGTCTTGGTCCAGTGAGATCCCAGACCTCATTTACATTACCTGCTTTGTTATCTCTATAAGGGTCACTAGCTAATTTAGTAGGCTTAGGTATATGAGGGTAACCAGGTGGTACACCGGGAACATCTTTCTTATCTGGTGGTCTATAAGGTCCATCTTCTCCAGGCTTATTACCAGCACCATCAAATCCTATCATCATTTCTCTTTGGGCATTAGCTTTGCCCTGCATGTATGCTATTTGTAATTGATCTGTTAGTTTTGCCTGTGTCATAATTAGAATTTAATATCAGATCTGGCTAATTTTTCCATTATATCATTACGATATGCTGCATCTTTATCATAGCGTGGATCACTCATAGCCTGTACAACTTCTTGTTGACTACGGAATGTATCTGTACTACCTTTAGCTGCAGTTCCTGTTAACATTTTACCGTCATAACCTACTTTATCTTGGTACCTTTGGGCTAAAGAATTAACTGCAAAGAAGGCAGCGATTGCATCACCACGTCCCATAACAGTATCAAACATATTGATTTCTTGTTCAGATAAATTAGTCTGAGCCCACTTCAACATGTTATTATAGTTCTGCTCACCTCCAACGAGACCTTTTAATTCGGTCACATCTTGTTCAGATAAATCTGGTTTCTCAATGTATCTTTCTGATGCAGCAGCTCTCCACTGAAGATATTGTTGAGCAAAATCTACAGTACTCATCTGGCCTATCTTATCTAAGACCTCTTTACTGATCTCTCCTTTTTCAGAAGAAGCTTGATCATAAAAGTCATCTAAGAAAGCAAAGTTAGGAGCAGCATCATTAGATGTTTCTTCATTCTCAGATTTATCTGATGCTTCTGTAGAATCTTGAGTATCTTCTGTTGAATCCTCTTCAGATTTTCCGCCCAATTTTTTCTCAAGTTCTATATAAGCCTTCTCTAATTGTTGAGCATTCTCGTACTTACCAGCAAGCATTTGTTCTTGCTGGTTAGCCATCTCCTCACCTATTGCTAGGGATTCCTGTTCGGATTCTGTTAAATTATTCTCCGTGGTAACTGTATCAGTACCAGGATCATATGTCATCGTTTCTGCCATAATTACTGTGGTGGTGTTGGTTGTTCTTCTCCTTCAGGAGTCATCTGTGCTTCTAATGCTGGGTTCTTAGATGGATCTAGCATTGGAGCCTTCATCATATTAGGTGCTTGCTCAATGGCTGTCATCTGTGCCTGTTGATTCATGGCTTGTTGTTGCTCTTGTTGAATTTCCTGCACACTCTTAACGAGATTAAGAACATCAATACCTTGAGCAGCTGCAAGACGTTTGATAACTTCATCAGGATTAATGTATTGTTGTATAGCTTCTGGTCCCATTGTTTGTGCAATTACCTGTAGGAATTGACCTAATGTTTGTACATCCTGTCCCCTACCAAGTGAATTTATACCTGCTACAATAATAGGTTTAACCATTCCCTTAGGGATACGTGGTATCTCTCCTGTTTTCTGGAAGACAGTTAAGTATCTATTTAAATATGGTACTAAGAATTCAACAGTGAGTAATCCGAATAATCCTCCTAACTGTTGCTCTAATTCAAGTTGTGTACTCCTTACTTCTTCTGCTGTAGTACGTTCAGAATCTCTAACACTTAGAATAAGGAAAGCTTCCTGTATTCTATCTGTTAATTGACCTGCCATCTCATAAGCTGTTTGGAAGTCAGCAGTCTTACCTACTTGGATAACACCAATATCATCTGGTCTTCCCTGGACGATCGCTCCGTTGCCTGCTTGAGCCAGCGTGGCTGGTTTAGTAGTACTTGAGGGTGATACTACAAAAACAACTTTAGCAGCTGCTGCAGAGCCTTCTACGATAGCCTGAGAGAGTGCTTCAAGTGACTTAAGATCACCTAAGAATTGACCAACTCTACCTCTACCATATGCTTCCCCATCTACTGTATTGAAACGTAATGGTAACCATGGTGTAGCTTCAACTGGTGCTTTACTTATTGATCTTGGTAATACTTTACCATATACTTCTTGGTGCCAGATAAATCTATTGTTATCTCGTTTGACATGAGTGTATACATCACACTCTTCCTTACCTGCATCAGTAATACCCTCTTCATCAGAATATGCTGATGGTTTAAGCTCTTCCTCAGGAGGTAGTTGGTCTTGTATTAAGTTTTTATTGATACGTTCTCTTGTTACTATTTCAATGACTTTACCGTTGCCATCTCGTTCTATAACAAAGCGATTTAGAGGGAATAATTTCAGACCAGCTCTACCCATAAAGATTAAGGCATTACCACCTACAACTAAATGTTGTAATGCTTGGTGTACTGTTACACGATCATCTGAAGCAGCAATAGCTTCAAGGATAGTACGTTCTATCTTTGCAAATGATAGATCTAATTCTGATTTTACTTCCGGTGGAAACTCTTGACCTAATTGAGACTCATCTAATTGTAGCTTAAAGAAACTAGATTGAGGAGGGAGTAAAGCTAATGACAATTTACTTGCCAATGCTACTACTCCCTTCGCACCTACACTTTGCCACGGAGTCCTTAGGTTTTTCATACCTTTGGTGTGCTCTTCATGACCACGGATAAGATATGGTAGAGTCAACTTTGATGCCTCTGCTGCTTCATTTAGAAACTGAGCACGGTCACTACATAAATAGTCGTAACGTTCTTTAGCTGTTGACATTGTTATTTATATTAAGCTAAGTTAAGTGATCCGAATGTTAAAGCATCTCTATTCAATCCTCCTACACCAGACCCTGGTCTTTGAGTAAATGTCAGACCTTGACTAGTCTTGACACCTCTCACATTTTTACCTTGAGCAGCTAAATTATATAGATCTTTTATCTGTTGCTGTTGTTGTACACTAAGCTTTGAATAGTCACCTGTTAATCCCTGTATAGAAGATCCTAAGCCTCCTATGGTACTACCTTGTTGATCTATCTGACTACCTTGAGCCCCTATCTGACCCTGTTGGTTCTCGAGAACTGATGCTATATCAGTTAAAGCTCCTCCTTGACCAGATACTGTATCACCTAACTGACCAAGACCAGCTTGTTGTGATTGTAGTGCACTTTGTTGATTAGCAATCTGCTGTCCTATAGTACTTAAAGCACCAGTGAAATCTGATGAAAGAGAACCGATCTGACTTCCAAGTCCTGCTTGACCTCTTCCAAGTCCTGCTAATTTCTCTTGTGCTACAGCTTGATCTAAACCTAGCTTATTAATAGCAGCTTGGTTCTCTTCTCTCAGCTTCTTCTCACCTGATAACTGAGCAGTTCTTTGATTCATCCAGTTAGTGAATTCAGCACCTGTTGTTTGGAAGTCTCGAAATCTTTCTCTGATCCATTGATCATTATAATCCACCTTCTGTGTAACATAAGTTACATTCTTCTTCTTTTTACTCATCAGTTTTTTCCTAAAGTGTAAGTGTTACTAGTGAATGATTATCATTCCATTTTAATTTTTTAAATTTTCTGGCAAGACCTTTTCTTACCACAGCTTCAATGTAATCACATCCATTAAATTCAGCAAAGTCCTTTACTGCTTGTATAACTATTGGATAGGTTTCATTGAAATTATAGCCTGATTTAGTAGCCCATACTTCTACAAGAAAGGATTTCTTTCTAGGATAGTTGATGATTTCACCAAGGACAACTGATTCTATCTCAGTATCATCAACCACTACCCATAGAATACTATCGGCTCTCTTTAATGGTTCTAGATAATCATCTGCAATAGAATCTTCATGAGAAACTAATCCTTTCTGTATTAGTGGTGCTACTTCATTCCATATAGAAGATACTTCATTCGGTGGGGTAAGCAGTATTTTCATTATCTATTCT